GTTGGAGAAGTCGATGGTCAAGGTATCAAGAAATATTATGTCACTAAATCTGACATAAAGAAGATCCCCGGTGCAGATGCAGCAATCGTTTACATCCATGGATTCCGACCAGTGCGAACAGTTTTCCATCATTTCGTGACAGAAGAGGACTTGGGAAAAGATCTTGTCAATTTCCACTTCTGTAATGCAGCTTCAATCATGCTCAGAGAGGACAAGCAGTCATCCCTCAATAAGAGATTCACAGATTCAAAGAAAGAGTTTGTAACATCAGGCTATGGTGCTGGGTATCCAACTCCGTACAATGGTCGTGATCAACATGACAGAGTTTTTGAATTTACAGCAGAGAACAAGATTGAGAATGGAGATAGTGGATCTCTCGTACTTCACGACAATCCACTTATCCAGAGGAAATTCCTAGGAATCATTCTTGCAGCCAGACTATCACAAACTTACTGTGGAATTCTAACCCAAGAAGAATTAAAGGATGTTATTGATCAATTCCCAGTTGAACAAAGAATCCAAGTCAATCATCGACCAACACAGTGTATCTCTGAGACAAATGAGTTTTATGAGGTTTTTGACTATCCTTCAAACGTAATGCCAACGCCAATTCCACACCAAGCTGTTTCCAAGAGTGTTGGTTTTCTTGAGAGTCCAATTTTTGGAACGTTTCCTGTTGAGACACAACCAGCAATCCAAGATATTAGAGATCCTAGGATACCAGAAGATGCTCGTCATTTTCTTAAGGTGTCACTCAACAAGACTAATGGCCTTCATGAACCAGAATTCAATACAGCAGAAGAGAAATTCATGATTGAACATCTCAAACATGTTTATTCAAAGATTCCTGGCATTGCACAAACACGACTCTATGACACCAAACACGCAATTATCGGACACCGAATTATGGGATCAACAAGCATAAATACAAAAACTTGTGCTGGTTTACCCTACAAATTGGAAAGAGGTGTTGTTGGCAAATCTCCGATGATCAAGTAGTATGAAGCTATGAAAACCTATGGCATTCAAGACAGAGTTTATGACGATGTTCAGTTTTACGAGGATATGTATGAAAATGCAAAAGTTCCTCATAATTATAAGCTTGAGTTTCGCAAGAAAGAACTAGTCCCGGATTCAAAAATTGAAAATCCCAAAACACGAACAGTTGCAACAGGTAACATGATCCATCAGATCATGTACAACAAGTTGTACAAGGACTTGCATATCATGGTCAAGAACACTTGGGATAGAGGAGGCTCAACATGCTTTGCACTTGGAGTTGATCCAGAAAGACATTGGGATCAGATTGGTCAACATCTGAAATTCCATGACTATATGGTAGACTTTGATGTCAAGGCGTGGGAAGAAAAAGTTTGTCTCCGATTGCTTTATATGTCAACAAAAGCGAAATTGGACATCATTGGACAAGCTTATCGTAGTAGAGGCCAAACTATGCCGAACAAAGCAGCAATTGCATATGCCCTCGCAGTCGACTATACTGATGCAGAGGTCATATTTGAGTCAGTCAAATACCGAAAGAGAAATGGATTGTTATCTGGACATCCAGGAACGTTTATGGAAAATTCCGAAATACACGTTATGATCCTGGGACTCGTCGCAAGGCGAATTCTCATGAGATACAGACCAGAATGGGCCACACCATCGTTCATTCATGAACATGTTAGGTGCATTTTGGCTGCAGATGACATTGTTATCGCGATTTCTCGATTGGCAAGACAATATATCACAATAGAAGCCATTGTGGTTGAATATAATAATTTAGGCTTCGAAGTTACAGCAGCAGACAAATCAACGAACATTAGACCAAAGGGATTGGATGAGATCCAGTTCCTTAAGAATAAGTTCAGACAGAGCGAAGAAGGTTTAACACCCATTCCGAACTTGTCAATTGTTTACCAGTTATTCAATTGGGTTCGAAGTGATACCAAGCTAACAGTCTTGGATCAATTCAAAACCAACATCGAAAACGCCTTCAGATTCCTGTTCTGGCAAGGAGAAGAGACGTATGAAAGGATAAGAGCTGTAGCAAACTCAGCATTGTTGAAACACAATATTTGTTGGAGTTATGACTATCAAACAATGCAGTCAATAGTTCAACAAAGAATTCTCGACAATGAGGAGATCGCAACACGCCAAACAACACAAGTCGATCCGTTCGACGATGTGTTTTTTCAGTGAATGTTACGAGTGCCCGGCTGATGCGATGGGCAGTATGCATCATTATATTATTCAGTATTATACCCAAGATATTTAGTGTATTTTTACGGAGTGACATAATCACATTTGATTGTGTCATCAAGATCCTAATTTTTAGCACGATGAATCTAGATATATTGGTTTTTGGAGAATTTTTAGAAGTAGATACAGAAAAATATAAAAAATCAAATAAAAAACAAAAAATTGCAAAATTGATCACAATTGAGCGGAAAAGAATTGAATATTCGATCCCATTAGGCACTTTCCGAAGACTATTGAGCTTGAATGTCACTCTTAAACGGTATGTCGAGAGAAGACCTTTTCTTTTAATCTTTTCACTTGTTATTAAATTTTGTTTCATTAAATCATTTAGTGGGGACATTCATCAC